GGACGGCGGCGGCGAAGAGGAAGTCAGCAAGAACTGGCTTCAGGAAAGCATCCTGTCCGCGCTGAACTACGAGGGCTCGCCCTTGCAGGCCATGCTCGGTGGCGTTGCCGATCTGCCGACCGACGAACAGCCGGAAGGCGAACCTGAGCAGGAGCCGGAAGAAGAGACCGTGGTGGAAGAGAAGCCCGCCCCGGCTCCGAAGGCTGCTGCCCCGAAGGCTGTTGCGGCCAAGCCCGCCGCTAAGCCTGCTGCGAAGCCCGCTGGTAAGCCTGCCGCTGCTGCGGTGTCCAAGGCCCCGGCGAAAGCTGCGGCTCCTGCTGACGACGCGCTGGCTGCTCTCGGCCTCGTCTAATGCAAATCAACGGCATCGACCTAGACGGTCTAGCGCACGATGCTGAGACGGTGGAGTACCCGGCGCAAGTCGCCGGGCGCACCGTCCACATTGACGCTGACTTTCTCGCCTACCAAGTCACGGCAGAGAGCGCTGACGGTACTACCGACAAGACATACGAGGACATGCAACACAATGCGGAAGTGGCTGTTGAACATCTTCGTGGGCTCGCTGCTGCTGATGATGTGCATCTACATCTTACGCCGTCCACGTCGAACAAGGGTGATCGATATAATCTCGCGGTCATCAAAGAGTACCAAGGTAACAGGGTCGATAAACCCAAGCCACGATACCTTGGGATCATGCGAGAGTGGTTGGTTAAGCGATACCCAGGCACACTACATCAGTTCTGTGAGGCTGACGACGGGATGTCCTCTGCACAGTATGCTGCAATCGCACGAGGCGAACGCAACCTAAGCATCATCGCGTCCAAGGACAAAGACCTGAACATGGTGCCGGGTTTGCATCTGGACTGGAACACAGGACAGATCACCGACACGTGGAACGGTGAGAACGACTTCGGTGAAGTGAAGCTCGTTGAGCGCACGATGCCTAGCGGTAGCGTGAAGCTGCTCAAGGGATATGGTCACAAGTTCTTTTGGGCTCAGATGCTGATCGGAGATACTGCGGACAACATCAGTGGTCTGCCAGCGATCCCAGGTCATGTCCTGAACTTCATCAAGCCGACGAAGGCAATCCTCAAAGCGAAGGCTGTGCTTGAAGACGATACAGCGAGCGACGTGAAGAAGGAGAAGGCGCAGAAGGTACTGGACGAGCGGCCGGATGGGCAGTGCGGACCAGCCACCGCGATCCTGATCCTAGACGTGCTCGATAATGCGCGGACGGCGTATCACACTGTCAAGAATATGTACAGACGATACGGCGAGAGCGTGGGCTTCGTGCATCACAAGACAGGCGATCCAGTGCAGTGGGGCAAAGCATTCGCATCTGAAGGACAGTTGCTCTGGATGCGGCAGAACTCCACTGATCCTAACTGCGTATTGAACTATTGGCGGGAGTGTGCAGCGGCATGAGGTATAGAAACGGCATCATCGTCCTCGTACCTTGGTGCGACTTCGAGAACAACCGCAACCACTCACGCTTCGCCTTCGATGGCGACGTGGACAAGAGACGCGTTCGGCGCATGTTGCGCCGGGCGATGAACGAGATTGGTATCCGGCCGCCGAAGTGGTGGCTGGACTTCTACATCAAGCATCGGTCCTATGGATACGGCGACCCCGGCGCGTAGGATAAAGACTTCCGAGATACCGATTGTCAAAGCGGCTATGCTCAAGGAGCAGGACTACACGTGCGTCCTGTGTCCTGAGCAGATCACCGTCGCTACGTCATGCCTCGACCACAACCACCGCACGGGACTAATACGGGGAGTGTTGTGTCGCAATTGCAACGGCATCGAAGGAAAGATATTCAACCTCGCTAATCGCGCAAAACGTAATATGCCCGTCAAGGATTTCTTAGGCAGGGTTATCCTGTACTGGATCAAGCACGAGACTAACCAGACAGGGCTGTATCATCCACTGCACAAGACGGATGACGAGAAGCGAGAACGGCGAAACAAGAAAGCGCGAACGCGGCGCACACTACTTAAGGCGAAGGCCCAATAACTAAAATGAAAACGATTGACGATCAGCTTGAACTCGAACGCAACATGGTTCTCAAGGGTGCAGAGTACTACGAGCGAACCACTAAGGAAGCAGAGGATAAAGGACGAGGCGCACAGACCTCGTACGCCAACAGACTACTGCAAGAGTTCATGCAGCCTCTTATCGAGGCGCTGACCTCATTCGTTGATACAGCCAAGCCAGGTAAGCACGGCAAGGCGCGCACGCTTCTCAAGCGTGTCGCACCGGACAAGGCGATGTATCTTGCGATGCAGGCGGTGTTCAACTCGTTCACTCACGAGGCACCGCTTGCAGGCATCGCTACACGCATCGGAAGAATGATCGAGGACGAGGTACGGTTCTCTCGCTTCCAAGAACTCCACGGTGACTACTACTCAGCCATCAAGAAGGACTTCGCCCGCAAGGGTACGAAGGACTACCGTTACATGCACCGCGTTCTAACGCACAAGGCTAACGAACTGGCCGACGAGTGGGTGGAGTGGACTGTTGCTGAGCGTGCTGAAGTTGGCATGAAGCTGGTGGACGTGATCCTGACGGGCACGGACCTGATGGACAAGCGGCAGTTCAATCAGCATGGCAAGACACGCACGCTTCTGGTGCCGACCGAGAGCGCTAAGAAGTGGATCGAGGATCACAAAGAGTTCTCCAAGTTCCTCTTCCCCGATAAGATGCCGTGCGTCATCCAACCGGATGATTGGACAGGCTTGAACCAAGGCGGCTACTACAGCCCTGAGCTTCGGCAGTCTACACCGATGGTGAAGACGAGCGGCAAGCGACACAGGCAGCATGTACAGGCCGGTGATCTTGGTGCAACGGCTGAAGCGTTGAACGCGCTGCAAGCCGTGCAGTGGACCGTGAACAGCGAAGTGCTGGCGGTCGTGGTCGCCTGCTGGAACGCGAACCTGCGTATCGGCATGCCGCAGAAAGACCCGCTGACAATTCCACCGAGCCCTGTTGCGAAGCGCGACACGGAGCTTACGGAAGAAGAACAGGAGAAGCTCACTGACTGGAAGCACGAAGCAGCAGAGATACACACGCAGGAGAAAGAGCGACGCAGCAAGTCTTTTCAGACAGCACGGGTTATCCGTCTTGCCAGTGAATACCAGCACCACGAAGCTTTCTGGTATGTCTGGTACGCTGATAGTCGTGGACGATTTTATCCCACCACTGCGGGCTTCAATCCTCAAGGATCAGACCTCTCTAAAGGACTGTTGCGGCCGTACGTCGGTAAGCCGCTTGGCGTTACAGGCTGGTACTGGTTCAGAGTAACCGGCGCGAACAAGTTCGGTAACGACAAGATCAGCTATGACGAAAGGGTGAAGTGGGTTGACGATAACAAAGAGTTCTTCCTGCGAGCAGCGAACGATCCGCTCAGTCATACCGACGTGTGGGCGAACGCAGACAAACCTTGGCAATTCCTCGGGTGGCTGTTCGAGTACAGAGACGCCATTGCGCTCGATGCACTCGGCATCGGAGCAGACAAGTTCGTCTCTCATACAGCCAATGGTCTCGACGGAACTTGCAACGGCCTTCAACACTTCTCTGCAATGCTTAGAGACGCAACGGGAGGCGCTGCGACGAACCTTATTCCTGCCGCTGTACCTGCTGACATCTACACGGCGGTAGCCAGGGTCTGCACCAGCACATTGCGCGGCGCGGATGCGGAGACCGAAGACATCGACTGGCTCTCGCTATGGATCGCCTTCATCGACAAGCACGGTGACGGCACGATACCTCGTAAGTGTGCCAAGCGGCCGGTGATGACACTGCCATACGGATCGACCCGACAGTCATGCACGAAGTACATCTTCGAGTACATCATGGAGACCGACCGCGAACACTTTCCCGGTAACTTCAAAGCCGCATGCTGGCTGACGCCGCATCTTTGGAAGGCAATCGGAGAGGTGGTTGTCGCCGCTAGGGACGCGATGGGATGGCTTCAGAAGTGCGCGGGTGTATTGTCCAAGGGCAACGAGCCGATCACGTGGAAGGCTCCTGACGGCTTCCCTGTGTATCAGGGGACGCGGGTTATCCAGTCAACCAAGATCGACACACAGCTAGGCGGGCGCTTCCAGCTTCGCATTGGGAGCTTCACCGACGAGATCGACAAGAACCGCCAGCGCAACGCGGTGAGCCCGAACTTCGTTCACTCACAGGACGCTGCGCACATGCGGGCAGTTGTGAGGCGCTGCAAGGCGGAAGGCATTCTTCCGCTAGCCTTCATCCATGACGACTTCGGAACGCACGCCGCTGATACTGAGCGACTGCATGCGATCATACGTGAGACCTTCGTTGAGCTTTATACAAGCCACGATCCGCTGCGAGCGTTAGCTGCACAGTACGAGGATACGGAGTTTGAACTGCCGGAACTGCCTGCTTACGGCACGCTCGATATTCAGAGCGTCAAGCAGAGCGCGTACTTCTTCGGCTAGGTTCCTCCCTATTAGATAAAAGAAGTTTTTCAAGGAACGTATATTGAGCTACCAAGAATTGTCCGACGAGGACAAGTTAGAGGAAGCAATTCGTTTCGTCGCTATGGGCCAGCCTCTGCCAGAGACCTTAGATCGGTTTCTGAAAGAGGCTGGCTTGTACGAGGCGATCCTGCATCCAGTCCAATGCCTTCGTACGTAGGCGCAGTTGCAATACCCCCGGTATCAGAAGAGTTCGTGAAGGCGCTGTGTGCAGCCTTCCGACCATTCGAGATCAAACCGGGTTTCGACCGTGACGAGCTTATGCAGTCAACGGGAGAGCAGCGCGTCATCGAGTGGATCATACATCACGCTGCACGTGGTCGCACCGTAACGGGTGAGCCGAGTGCACTGCGCGAGACCACTCCAACAGGAGCCATTGTAAAACTGGGGACGTAATGCTTCGTCCAATCAAGGTCGAGGACATCGGCCTTATCATTGAAATGCTTCACGCGTTACACGTCGAGAGCCCGCACTACAACAAGGTGCAGCCCGACGAAGAGTACGTTAGTACGACACTCGCTACTATGATTGAGCAGCCCAACTTCATTGGGTGCATTGATAGCGATCTTCGCGGCTTCATGTTCGGCACTGCGAACCTCACTTGGTTCGAGAACGAACTCAACGCCTACGAACTCTTGCTCTACATCCTCCCCGAATACAGAGGCGGTCTACTGGCCGCAAGACTGATACGACAATTCGAGAAAGACGCTCAGCGTCTGAATTGCATTCACGTACGCGCGGGCACTAGCACGCGCATTCGCACTGAGGAAGTTCTGAGACTGTACGAGCGGCTTGGCTACACGCGCGAGGCCAACACCGTATCTAAAAGGATAAACTGATTTGTGCGATCCACTTACCGGCCTCGTAGCCGGTGTTCTGCCGATGCTGTTCGGCGGGAGCAAGGATACCCCTGCGCCGCCGCCGCCTGTCATTCCGGCGCTACCGCCTTCGGCTGCGCGCACGCCGGGTGCCGACGTGAAGGTCGGTGACGGTGCAGCAACGTCTACCAACGGCGCAACTCCTGAGTACCAAGGCTTCAATGAGAAGCGGGTGTTCGGCAAGCCGCTCGGCGGTCTCGGTAAGGGCGGACTGGGCCTGTAATGGCTGAAGCCTCCGCACCTAAGGGCTCGTTGCAGCACAGGTGGGACCAACTAGACGGCAAGAAGAGTAGCCTCAAGACGCGGAGCGAACAGTACGCAAAGTGGACGCTGCCGTTCCTGTTCCCCGAACAGACTGGTACGCAAGACACTTCCGAGAGACAACTGAGCAACGACAGTATCGGCGCACGCGCCGTGAACCATCTGTCAAACAAGGTCGTCACTACACTCTTCCGTCCGCAAGGTCCGTTCTTCCGTCTCACGCTGAGCCAAGAGCAACAGAAGAAGATCAGGGCGCTCACGCAGGGCCAAGACAAGGCCGCCATCGCTGAGCTTACCACGAAGATCGACAACGAACTCCAAGCTTCCGAGAAAGAGGCGATGGAGTATCTGGACATGGTTGCGTACAGACCGCAGGGCACTATCGCTGCTCAGCTTCTGATCACAACCGGCAACACTCTCATCTATCATCCAGAAGGCAAGCCTGTGCAGGTGTATAACCTGCGCGACTACTGTGTCGTGCGCGACCTTAGTGGCGTCGTCATCGAGATCATGACGCGAGAGTGCAAAGCGTTCGAGACCTTCAATACGAAAATTCAGGAACTGCTTCGAGGCAAGAAGCCTGAGTACGAGGACAGCACCGACGTTACGGTGTACACTCAGATCAAGCTGCATGACGACGGCAAGTTCTATGCGAAGCAGGAAGCTGGCTTCGTCGAGATCGATACTGAAGATGCTAGCTGGCCTCGCGATGTTCTGCCGTGGGTGCCTCTGACGTGGACGCTTGTTCGCGGTGAGGACTATGGACGAGGACTAGTCGAGGACTACGCTGGCGCATTCCACGCTATCGAAGTGCTCACGCAGTCTCTCGTGAACCTCGCTGCGATCATGGGTGACATCAAGTTCTTGGTGAACCCTGCGTCACTGATCGACGTGCCTACGCTGAACAACTCAGATGCGGGCTCTTACCATAGCGGTAAGGAAGGCGACGTTACGGCTGTCAAGATGGACAAGTTCAACGACGCGAACTTCATCGTGACCATGATCGATCGCTACGAGAAACAGATCGCGCAAGCGTTCCTGCTGAACTCGTCTCTCACTCGTCAGGCCGAACGCGTCACTGCCGAAGAGATCAGGCTACAGGCTAACGAACTCGAAATGTCCGTTGGCGGTATCTACTCGCGGCTGGCTCTGCAATGGCAGAAGCCTACGGCGTACATCACGCTAGACCATATCAAGTTCACTGGTATCTCGCAGGGCATCAAGCCTCAGATCATTACCGGCATGGACAGTCTCTCTCGACAGGGAGAGCTTGAGAATGTGGTGCAGTGGTTGAACTCGCTGGGCCTACTGAACAACGTGCCAGAAGACATTCGCGGTGTAATCGATCCGCTGAAGTTCGCTGCATACATGGCTACGAACCTGCAAGTCGAGCACGAGAAGTTCCTGTTCACTGAAACGCAGTTGCAGCAGAAGCAACAGCAGAACGAGGCGATGCTCGCCAAACAAGAACAATACAAAGCTGCCGGTGCCGTTGCCCAAGAGGCCGGTAAGGCAGCAGTACAAGGATCACAAGCTGCATGACGACTGAAGCTACCGCCACTGAGAAGGCTCTTGCTTCGCAGGGCGCGACTGCTGAGAACCTGGACGCGGGTGCTATCACTTCTGGTGATGGCATCCCGAAGGCTCCTCCTGAACCGTCGAACGAGCCTGCGCCGAAAAAGGCCAAGCCGGAAGGCATGGACGAGGAGCACGGCACAGACGGTAAGAAGGCTGAGCCGACCGCTGAAGAGAAGGCGGCTGCGGAGAAGGCTACGAAGGAAGCGGCTGACAAGGCTGCTGCTGCGGAGAAGGAAGCTGCGGGTCCGCTCAAGGACTACGTAGACTTCTCTGATAGCCCTGCTGCGGGCGCTGCGGTCAATCTGCTGAAGGAAGCAGGCATTGGCCCGAACGAGGCGAACGGATACTTCGAGAAGGCGCTCAAGTCTGGCGACCTGAACGACGTGGACGTTAAGGGCCTCGAAGCCAAGCTCGGCAAGGACAAGGCTACGCTCGTCATGGCCGGTGTCACTGCGCACTATAACGCGCTGGCTGAGAAGCATGCGGCGTCTGTCAAGGCAGTGCACGAAGTCTTCAATGGACAGAAGAACTGGGAGACTGTGCGCGACTGGGCACAGGCTGCTGAGAAGGCTGACCCCAAGGTCAAGGCACAGGTCAATGCGATCCGTGGCATGCTCGACGAGGGCGGCTTCCGTGCAGAGGCGGGCGCTCGCGAGTTGCTGCGCATGTACAACGCTGCTCCGAACGTGAAGGGCCTCGGCACCGCGAAGCTGGCTACTGGTGACAGCACTGGCTCGGTGATCGGTACGCACCTCAATCGCGCTGACTATCTCGCTGAACTCAAAGCTGCGCATGGGCGCAATGCGTCGCGTGCTGAAATTCAGGCGCTCGATGCGCGCCGCCGCGCTGGTAAAGCTGCGGGCATCTAACCCAACCATTATGCAGACTGGCCGCTGTACCTCCCTATTAGGAGATACAGCGGTTCCAGTGCGGAGAGCACGAAGCACTCCGCTGTGTACAATCCTATAGGATACTTTATTGTCTTACGAAATTCCCGGTCCTGAGCTTTCTGACGTTGGCGTGGACCTGCTGCTTGATCAGTACGGCGGCGAAGTCGAGGCTCAGTTCAAGAAGTCCGCTATCATGCGGCAGTACGCGAAGGTTCGTCCTGTTCGCGGTACTGACACCATTACGAACAACCGCGTTGGTCGGACCACGCTGAAGGCACTGACGGCCGGTGTTCGTCCGCAGGCTGACGCTACGCCGTTCGGTAAGGTCTCGCTGACCGTCGATACGGTCGTGCTGGCCCGTGACAATCGCTCGATGCTGAATGACCTTCAGATCCATTTCGATGCGCGCATGGAGCTTGCGCAGGATCACGGTAAGGAGCTTGGCTTCTTCTTCGATCAGGCGTTCATCATCATGGGCATCAAGGGCTCGAAGGCTGCGGCCCCGGTCCTCGGTGACGGCACTGCTTCGAAGCAGTCGATTGGCGCTGGCAAGAATACCACGCTCGCTTCGGCTGGTGACGAACTCGATCCCGACAAGCTGGCGAAGGCCATTCAGGGCATCATCGTCGCGATGGAAGAGGAAGAAATTCCGGTTGAAGAACTGATCGTCTTCGTTCGTCCGACGCACTTTCAGGTGCTGCTCGACAACAACAAGCTGTTGTCCCGTGACTTCGCGGCCGGTAACGGTGACTATGCGAAGGGCATCATCTACGAGATCAACGGTGCGCGCATCGTCAAGACCGCCCGCATTCCAAAGGCTGCTATCGTTGGTCACTACCTGTCCAACGCTACCAACGGCAACGCGTACGACGTGTCCGCGACCGAAGCCAAGGCTGTGGCCGTGATCCTGCATCCGAAGTCGCTGCTCGCCGGTGAGACCATTCCGCTTACGAGCGACGTGTGGTTCAACCGTGAAGAGAAGCAGTGGTTCATCGATAGCTTCCTTGCGTTCGGTGTCTCGGTCAATCGCCCCGACGTGTGCGGAGCCGTGTTCAAGGCGTAAGCCTGAACCTAACTACACCAATTCGCCCGGTCGCTCATTTGAGTGGCCGGGCATTTTGCATAGGAAACAAAGTGGACCGCGCTACAATCATTAACTCGATGCTTTCCGTGGTTGGAGAGAGCGGAGTAAGTTCTATCACGTCAACGCATCCATCAGTGCAGACCGCTGCACGCATTCTGGAAACTGTTGACGTAGACTTCCAGCAGACCGGCTGGTGGTTCAACCGCGAATACAATCTAACGCTGGTCTCCAATTCAGAGGGACGCGTTACTGTCCCTGCATCCGCACTCGACGTTCGTATCTCGGATATCATGTGCAAGCAGCCGAACGAGAAGCTCCGCTACACGCGTAGGGGCAACTTCCTGTACGACGCTATCAAGCACACGGACATTCTGAGTAAGAGTGTGCAGGTTGATCTTGTCGTGCGTCTGCCGATTGAGAGCCTGCCGTCCGTGGCCGCAAGCTACGTGATGCACAAGGCGCGTCGCGATATGTACCTCGACGACGACGGCGACAGCTTCAAGACGGAGAAGCTTGAGAACGATCTTGCGATTGCATTCCAGAAGGTGAAGGCGACTGAGCTTAAGATGCTCGCAGTAAACGCACTGGATAGCCCAGCGGCACGCACGCTGCTGTCAGGCATCGGCTCTGGCTCGTCCCGCAATCCGCGCCTGATCGGTGGGCTCATTCGATGAAGATCGATGGCTCGCTTGGTTCGCTGCTACAGGGTGTGTCTCAGCAGCCTGCACGAGATCGTCTCGACGGTCAGTGCACGCTTCAGGAGAACATGACCTCTGATGCAGTGGAGGGCTTGTCACGCAGGCCGCCTACCGATCTGGTGGGCTACCTCGGATCAGCCTCACAGATTATCGGCTGGTACAATTTCCAGACGCGTGACGGCAAGAAGTTCTTGGCGATGTTCAAGCCGGGTGACGTTGACGTGTTCGATCTGAATGCTGAAGCGATCACTACCACGGTGGACGTTGATGCTGCTGCGTACCTGTCAACTACAGCTACGATCAAATGCAGCACCGACGACGAAGACGACACGGTTGTTGTGAACACCGATAAGGTCGTGACCATGAGCGCATCGCAGCCGGTGTACTTCAACACTGAAGGCTCAGGCGCTGCAATCTTTCAGGTGCTTGGCGGCGCGTACGGTAACACGTACAGCATCTACATCGACGGTGCACGGCAAGCTGCATACACGCCTCCTAGCGGCTCCGAAGCAGACGCGCGCTTCATCAGCACGCAGCTTATTGCGAACAAGCTTCTTACGGCGCTTACCACGAACATCGGCACCGTGAGCAATCCTGATGGCTTCACTACGGCAGGATGGATCGGTACTGGCTACTGCGCCGGTTGGGAAACTGGCATTAGCGGTGATATTTTCTATATAAAGAAACCTTCCGGTACGTTCACGATGACCGTCTCTGACGGCGCTGGCGGAGTAAATCTTAAGGGATGTACTGACACCGTTACGGACGTTGCTGAACTGCCTCGTCTGTCACCGCATCTTTACGCAGTGCGGATCGCAGAGAACACGGACAAAGAGAAAGACCTCTGGTTCAAGTTCGTTGCATCCAACCACGAGAACAGCGACGCACCTGCCGCTGACGGCTTCGGTAATGCTGGCTACTGGAAGGAGGCTGTGTCGCCGGATACGGACACGCTGTTCACGCCAGAGACTATGCCGCACAAGCTTGCGTACAACGGTACGAGCTTCCAGTTCTCCCGAGAGACGTATGCTCCGCGTGCGGTTGGTACTGCGGTGTCAAACGCTGATCCTTCCTTCGTTGGAAACAAGATCAATGACGTGAGCGAGTTCCAGGGTCGCACTGTGTTCTTGTCTGGCTCGAATGTGATCATGTCTCGCACGAACAAGTCTACGAACTTCTGGCGAGGCTCCGCGTCCGCGCTGGTGGATACCGATCCGATCGACATTAACTCGACGGTCGAGAGTTCAGCCATGCTGGCTGCTGTGCAGTTCAACAAAGACCTCGCGCTGTTCACGCGCAAGGGGCAGCATATTGTATTCGGTCGTGCAGCGATCACGCCAATGAATGCGGCGCTTGTGCTGACGACCAAGTTCGAAGCTGAGCTTCAGGCGCATCCTGTTGGTGCAGGGCGCACGGTGTTCTTTGCATCTAACTTCGGACGCTTCACAGGCATCCGTGAGTTCTTCTCTGAGAACACTTCGGAGAGCAATGACAGTCGCCCTGTGACGCAGCACGTGAACCGCTACATCGTAGGCAAGGCTAAGCTCTTAACCGTGTCGTCGAACTACGAGACGTTGCTCGTGCACACTGACGCAACGCAGAACTCTGTCTACACCTACCAGTACATCTGGAACGATCAGCAGAAGGTTCTATCTGCGTGGTCTACGTGGAAGTTCAAGAACGATATCGTGTTCAGCTTCTTCGATGAAGACGTGCTGTACCTCGTACAGAAGGTCGGGACCGGCTACTATCTTCTCCGTGCTCCGCTCGACGTGCAGGACAGCGAAGGCATCGAGTACCCTGTGTACCTCGATCAGCGCTTTGACGTACCGAACTGCGATCAAGCATTCGTTCTTCCATACGATTATCTTACGACCGACGAGCTTGTTGTTGTGCAGGGTGCCAACTGCCCGACGCCGGGATTGACCGTGGCGATCAGTAGCATCGTGAACGTGCCTGGCACCGGCTATGTCGTGACGCTCAAGAAGGACATGCAGGGCGGCGATCTTATCGTCGGCACGCGCTACAAGTCGCGCTACATGCCCACGATGCCTTCAGTGAAGGATCAGAGCGGTGTCGTCATCGGCACTGCGAAGATGCGCGCTAAGGCGTTCCTCGTGTCGCTCAGCGATACCGGCAACGTCGTCGGTGTGGCTCGGTCCAAGTACGGTGACGGTGAAGAGGTGGCGTTCAATGCGCGCTTCGTCGGTGACGTGGACAACATCGTTGGTGAGCAGCCGCTCAGCAGCGAGCAGTTCACTATGCCGTTCCGTTTCGACGTTAAGGATGCAGAGCTTGAACTCTACACTGATAGCCATCTTCCCATGACACTGGCCGACATCGAGTACGTTGGACAGTACAGCAAGCGAGGTAGGCGTATCGCCAACTCAGGAGGTAAACAATAATGTGGCCTCTGATGGCCCTAAGCGGTGGACTGTCTCTTCTACGTGAAGGCATGGCGTACAGCGATGCCAAGAAGACTGCGGACGCAAAGAGAGCGTGGCAGGCTTACCGCAACACGATGGTTGAAATCTCTAACCAGACCAACCAGAACATCATCACCACGAACGAGAACATTGCTCGTGGTGCTAGTATCGATCAGGCGTTCAGTATCGAGCGCAGCGAGTACATCACTTCGGCTCAGGCTGAAGCGTCTGCTGCTGCGTCAGGTACTGGTGGTCGTTCGGTTAATGACGTGCTGTTCGACATCGACCGGAACGCATCACACGCACAGGCTCAGCGACAGCGAGACCTGAACGCGCAGTACTTGCAGTTCGACAACCAAAGACAGCAGAGCCAGATGCAGGCGGCTATGTCTAAGGACTACAGCCCGATACCTGAACCCAATCCAGCAACCTACATGCTGAACTTTGCAACAGATGCGTTCAAGCTCTACAAGAGCGGCACGCCGACGTAAGGAATACTATGGCGAATAACGAAGGGACGCGAGCGGTCGTACAAGACCCGCTCGCCCCTAACCCGCGCGAGAACCGTCCCGACCGTTCGCTACAGTTGGGCGGTGTACGCGCTCCCATGATCCCCAGTGATGCCAGCCTGACCAACAACGACGGTCTCGCACAGGCGCTAAAGGGTGTGGACGGAATACTCCAACAGGAGATCGAGAAGAAGAAGGACGAGTTCATCACTGAGGGCAAGGTTGCCTATCAGAGCGGTGTTACTGAGCAGCAGATGCTTGCCACTGGCAATGCGTTCACTGCTCAGGGCTACCGTACGCTTCAAGCTCGTGATCAGGTGAACCAGTGGTTCACTAAGCAGTCTATCGCAATTGACGAGACTGACCGGCAGATGGACCCGGAGCAGTACAAGCAGAAGCTTGCACAGGATCGTGCTGGCATACTGGCTGGCATCACGGACCCGCATGCTAAGAAGGTTGCTTCGGCGGCGTTCGAAGATATGTCTCCGCGTCTCGCCTCTACACAGACGATCAAGAACAGCGAGTTCAATCGCGGTGAGCGCATCAACTCGTTCTCTACGATGCTTACCTCGACTGGACCGACTAGCTCTACGGCATCGCGCCGTGAGCCGGGCCAGCCGCTGCCGATGTCCCCGGTGCCGGTGGAAGCCGTCATGCAGCCTAGCGCTCGCGACCGGGACATTGGCATCCGTACGCTGCTTGGCGAGGCCGCCAATGAGGGCGACGAAGGCATGGCCGCAGTTGCCCACGTCCTCAGAAACCGCGCCACGGATGGCCGCTGGCCTTCCAGCATAGAAGGCGTGGCGCTTCAGCCGAAACAGTTCTCGGCTTGGAATGCTGGGGCGGGTGGCAACTCGATCCCGACGAGCGTGAAGCCCGGCGATCCCATGTATGAGAAGGCCGGTGCAGTGTTCGATGCCGTCATGAGCGGCAAGCACGTTGATCCTACTGGCGGTGCTACGCACTACTACAGCCCGGCTGGTATGTCCAAGTTGGTTGCTGATGGCGATCAGTCGAACCTCATTCCGAAGTGGCTCGATACCGAGACTGCGAAGTCCGGTGGGCAGATCAAGATCGGCGGGCATATCTTCGTCGGCAAGGCGAACGATGCTGCTGCGCGTCCATCGGTGTCACCCCAGGTTACTGCCACCTCGCTTGCTGCCGGTACGCCCGGTGACGTGAATGCTATTCCTGCACAGGAAGGTGTTGGCGTTACTGGCGTTGCACAGGCGAAGGGTGCGAACGAAGTCCAGCAGCTTATCCGTGGCTACGCTGGCCTGAACCCACAGGACAAGGCTACGGCTGTTGCTGATGCGATGCGTCGCGGTCTAGATGCTGGCGACGATACACTCTTCCGTGACGCTGGCGGCGTTGCTACTCTATACAGTCTCAAGGCTAAGCCGTCAGAGGTTGATGAGGTTCTCAAGTCGCGTAAGCGATACGAGGACAAGCAGCAGACGAACTTCAGTTCAGCTAACGAGAAGTATCGAAGCGACATCCTTGGTCGTGCAGAGGGCGGCGAGCAGCTTGATAGCATCCTCGCTGACATCGAGAAGCGACACAAGGATGGACTGATCAATGACGCTAATGCTCGTGCGCTTGCACAGTCGGCTGCTGACAAGATCAGGGCTGAAGGCAAGGACACGTCGAAGCTCGGTAACGTTGACATGCTGAACGAGCTTGGCGGCTTGTATCAGCAGATCGCTACTGGCGGTGACTTCAAGACGCTGGCAGAGCAGGGCAAGAAGATTGCAGACAAGTACGGTGCGACCGAGAAGGACGTGCAGCACATCGTAGGCAAGATGTTCGCAGACAGCCAATCGTATTTGAACACTCTGCGTTCTGATGCTAAGAGTGCAGCGAAGACGAAGCTCGAACAGGACGGCATTAAGGCCGGTGTTGAGCGTGCGTTGTCACAGGGCTACGGACTGAGCACCGTCACTGGAAGCGTGAAGGTCACTAACGACGCTGGACAACCTCAGACCGTCAGTGCTGAAGAGTACGGCATCCGTCAGATCAAGGACAAGTGGTCTAAGGAGTACAGCGATCAGATCAATGCTGGTAAGCTTACTGCTGAGCAGGCGCGTCCGATGCTTGAACGTCGTGTGATGCTTGACCTTCAGAACCACGGTGTCGTGGACAAGCAGACGCAGGCGCAGATGACCGGCGCTCTGAGCGGCAACATCATTAACAAGGATGGCACGCTCAAGGACGGTGCGAAGCAGGCGTATGACACGTGGCTCACTCTGAAGATGACGCCGGGTATCAAGCCCGACTATCTTGCTAAGGTGGTTGGTGACGACGCTACGCGCAATCTGTTGGAGCACGCGTTCTTACTTGACGCTGGCGACCTCTCGAAAGAGCAGGCGCTGCTGAAGGCGCACGAACTGCTGAACGATCCGAACCGCGATCCGCAGGACAAGATCAACAAGGACGTTATCTGGAAACAGAAGCTCGCTGTTGACATGCCGAAGACGCTGCTCGAACGCACTGATCCAGGGTTCTTGAACCGTCTGTTCGGCACGTATGATCGTAGTGAGCGCGAGCGCATCCTGACGAACAACAGGACCGCAGAGAACTACGTGAACATGCGCGCAGAGGCGTACCACTTCCAGAACCCGAACGAGCGCGGCGAAGTCTCGCTTGAGAAGGCTCTACAGGATTTGCAGGCGCACTCTGTCCCCGTCATGGGCAACCTCATCATCAGCAAGCCCGGTAAGGAGCTTGACGTTGAAATGGGTGTGAAGGGCTTCGGCCCTAATGCCGCTGAAGATGCAATCTCGACTTACCTCCGCAGCAACGGAGAGAAGATTTGGGGCAAGTCCTATACGGACAGGCAGAGCAGCGGCATCGTGAACACGATCAAAGCGGCCGGTGACATCGAGCGCAGCTTGAGCCCGCAGGGCATTGCTCGTGCAATTGCTCCCGGCACGTTCGATAGTCCCGACAACTACAAGAACGAGCGCGCACACGAGCCGCCCATGAGCATCACGTACAACGCTGAACTCGGCGTGCTCACAGTCGATCTGTACAAAGACAAAGATATGAAGCAGACGCTCGGGCAACCGAAGCACTTCAATATCAAAAGCATTGGTGCAGAGTACACGAAGCAGCAGACGCAACCGGGAACGTGGGCGAAGGTCTGGAACGAAATGTTCAAGGGCACCGCGAAGGCGTTCAAGGGCGACACTGTGGAGAGTATCTACAACGCGAACTAATTCAACTGGCTGGCCTGCGCATGAGCGTGGGCCAGCATAGGAGTACAATGGCAATAGATGATCCGGTGGAAGACCCGTCAGGGCTTCTGCCTAGTGCAAGTAGTAATCCACTCATTAAGGTGGACGAGAAGACCGATGCTGTAGGCCGCGAGCCTACGTCGGAGACTATCCGCCTTGAGAACGAGGCGAACACTGTTACGAACGGCAGCGCGATCATTCCTGATAGCGTCGAGTTGTTCGCAGACAGCGTTGGCAAGTCGTTCACGAGTGGCGGCAACTTCGCCTACGAGCTTTACAAGCGCTACGAGCGCGAAGCATTGTCGCCTGCTCCCGACCCGACCTTTAACGCAGACGACTTCATCAAGCGCAATCGCACAGCGATCCCTCAACCGCTAGAGAGCCAGTACAGGCTAGCTACGTCGGAGAGAGAAGCTAACCTGATCCTGTCAGACATGACGGACGAACTCAGGAAGCAAGAGATACTGGCGCGGCGCGGAGGCTTCAGCACATTCGTGGCATCAGGGCTCGCAGGTATTGTAGACCTTGATACGCCGCTGGCTGTGTTGTCCGGTGGCGCATCGTCCGTCTTCAAGGGCGGCATCCTCGGAACGAAGTGGGGACGGCTGGCTGCATCGAGCGCGCTCGGCGGTCTCGAACAAGCGACTGCACAGACCATCGCTCTGAATGCAGGCACTACCGGAGACTGGACGAGCGTACCTGCTGCCGGTCTCGGCGGCATGGTGTTCGGCTTGGCCGGTGGTGCACTGAAGAAAGAGCGCACTGAGATCAAGGCTAACGATGCCGTGCATTCGGTGGCAAAGGACTTTGACGAGTACGTGCACGATGGTGCGCCGCTTGCTAAGTCAGACCCGCGTACTGAGACGCATCTGCATGACGATCCGTATGGTAGTCGTGCTGCGCAAGCGGAAGAAGAGTTTCATCAAGAGAACATCGTGATCCCTGAAGGACAGGACAAGCCGACGTTCGTGAAGCTCCAAGACCTTGGCGTGCATCCTGACGGGCTTGGCTCCGGTGAGCAGACGATTGCCGCTGGTAGCACCATGAAGGATGTTCAAGGTGAGAACGGCGGATCGATTGGCGCTCGCCAGTTGCAGGCTCAGGGCTCTACCGCAACGATCCAATCATCTCGCATCCAGAGCATGATCATATCCGCGCGCAATTGGGCGAACCGCACGGGCATCGCTCAGGAGTACAACGACAAGTACGTCGGCATCACGAACAACGGCACGCTCGGTGACACGGTGGCGAAGTACGCTTCGCGCTTTCATGACATGCTCGCCGCGTCTCCGATGGCTACGGACTTCGACCGCATGTGGCGATCAGGTTCTGTTGTCGCTCAGCGAACTGCTTACGATCTATTCGAGAGCGCTAGCGGTATCGTTCGCAACAACCGCTCGGCTGCAATGCTGATGGAGTTGTACCGCAATCAACTCGGCTCCGTCTCGGAGCACTACGACTATACGCGTAAGCTCTGGAACAAGGAGCAGGGCCTAGGTGCTGTTGAAAGCCTCGATCCTGCGCACCGTAAGCGCTTCAATCGCGACGTGCTCACTGAGCTTCAGGGCAGGGCGTACGACGCTCCAGGCACAGACCGTGGCGCATCGCCTGCTGTGAAGATGGCTGCGGATGCTATCGACGAGTTTCATAAGAAGGACATCGAGATCGGTCAAGGACGACCGGGCGAAGGCTCGATCAAGGGCTACGAGAACTTCCAGCCGTACTCCGGGTACTTCTCTCAGAAGTGGAGCGGTGCTGCGATTGAGAACATGATCCGCACTGGCGGCAAGACTGCGAAGGACATCGCGGATGCTATCGCTGAGCACTACGTTCATCAGCACGGTATGACTCGCGAGAACGCAGACATCTACGCCGCTGCTGTTGTGAACCGTGCCCGCCGTTCGGAGCAGGGGCTCGATACGAACCTGATAGGTATCTTGCAGCAGGACGGTAGCGAGTTCTTGGCTGACACTCTGCGCGCCAATGGCGTTAGCACCACTGAAGCGAATGCACTCGTGCAGAAGCTCAAGGGTGAAGTCGCAGAGCGCAGTCAGCAGGGACACACGAAGAAGCGCATTGACGTTGACATGCGCTACACTGCATCCAACGGCATCAACATGATGGACCTGATGGACAACGACGTTGCAGGCATACTGGCTCGCCGCGTCCGAAGTACCGCTGGCGCTGCCGCTCTGGCACGCAAGGGTATCTCGTCCAAGGCCGACATGAACGCAGTGATCGATGCGATCCTCGAAGAACAGCAGGCGCGTGGGCATAGCCTTCCGACCGGCACTTCGAAGTTCGATAAGTTCAATGACCTCGTGGACCGTGACAAGCACCTCACTCGCGAACACCTCGAAGCGATGTTCAGCAACTTCACTGGTGGCGCTATCGCTGGCGGGCTCAGCCCGTTCTATGCGAACGCCAAGAAGCTGACAAACCTTGTGCTGCTCCCGCAGCTAGGTCTCACGCAGATGTCGGAGCTTGGCGCTCAGATGTCGGCTGTTGGATTGAAGCGTTGGTTCGAACACGCTGGCTACGCGCTGCGTGGCAATGCTGCGAACCCTACGTCACCGCTGGCGCAGGAGTTGAAGCACATGGGCGTGATGGTACCCGAAGAGAAATACTTCAGGAACGATTTGAACCTCGACATGGAGCGTCAAGGCCCTGGTGCATCGTGGCTCGCTCAGCAAGTGTCGAGCAAGTTGAACGACGCACAACACGTCATGGGCTACACGTCATTGTACTATCAGGTTCGTAACTTCCAGCAGCGCGTTGCTGTTACTTCCGCCGCTGACAAGATCATGCGGAACATGGCTGGCCTTGCAAACGATCTGAGCCCTGAGAGGGCTGCGGACATTGGGCTTGACCCGGCGCTGTACGCACGCATCCAGCGTAAGTACGCGCAGCCTGTCCGCGTCAATCAGCACGGCACTCGTCCGCCTGTTGTCGAGTTCGTCAACGGCACATTGCACAAGACGAACTTCGATAAGTGGGATGCGCAAGATGCAGAGGACTTCGTGCTCGCGTTGAACAGGCACGTGAACCAGACTGTGCAGAAGGCAATGGCTGGCGAGAGCAGCGTATTGTTCCACAAGGATGGTATCGCGTCTCTCTTCTTCCACATGAAGACGTTCTCTCTACTCGCAGTCGAGAAGCAGGTTCTTCGTAACGTGCGTCTGCAAGATGGACAGGCGATGGGCACGTTCCTAGCTGGCCTTACGACTGCTGCTGCTGCCTACGCTGCTAAGCAGGCGATCAACGGCAACACGCAGAACCTGACGATGGACAAGATCGCGCGTGGAGCCATCGGATACAGCAACATGACCGGCTGGCTTCCCATGTGGGTTGATCCGGTCGCGGGCATGCTCGGGCTCGATGACTTGAAGATCAACTCGTACGGTGGAAGTCGCGGACAGGCGGGAGACATTCTCAGCACTCCTGCTGCTCTTAGTGCAATGAACGGTCTACTACACCTTCCAGCGATTGCTGGACATGCTGCTACTGGCGCGCTGTCTAACAACGACGTTCGCGCTATGCAGACAACTCCTATCTTCGGCAAGGCGTACGGTATGACCTACTTCCTTAACTCACTGAAGACCCAGTAACATCCATCTAGTGGCTCCTTGTGCCCTCCCTATTAGGAGATACAAGGAGTTACTATATGGCCTACTCACGGGTCGTAGCTATAGGTGACGGCTCTACCACGCAGTTCGCTGTGAACTTCGCACTAGACTACCTCAACGAAGAGGACGTTAAGTGTAGAGTTGATAATGAGACTGACGGCAGCGGTGATCCGCTATATAGGCCGATTACCTTCTTATCTACGAATTTACTACAGGTCGGCGGTGCACCCGCTGGCGTTGGCTTGCGCGTCGTCTTCGAGCGCACGGTAGCCAAGGACAGTCTGCTGGTCGATTACCACAACGGTGATCAGATCGACGAAGACAATCTCTCGATCATGCAGAAGCAAGCCTTGATGGCTATGCAGGAGATCGCTGACGGACGCTTCAATGCGTTCTCGGCGGACCTGAACATGGGCGGCTTCAAGATCGTCGATAGCGGTTATCCGTCTGAGCCTACTGACGTTGCTACCAAAGCGTACGTCGATAGCCACGTCGGTCCCGCAGGTGTCGAGGAAGCTCTCGCTGCTGCGGCAGTGGCTACGGCTCAGGCGACCCTTGCTGGTACGCATGAGACGACCACGCTTGGTTACAAGAACGCTGCGGCGGGCTCCGCTACGGCGGCGGCTGGCTCTGAAGCAGCCGCTGCGGCATCCGCCGCGTCGCTCGTCGGCATCATCGGCATGTCGCCGCCAGGTGGTCGGCTCACGCTTACCTCTGGTACGGCGTTCCCGATTGCTGACGTGGCGATGGCCTCGGTCATCTACTACACGCCAGCGCTCAGCGAGTGGATAAGGGTGTTCAACGGCACTGCCGATGACCTCACGCTGTTCTCTGAACTGAGCCTGCAACTCGACAACGTGTCTACGGACACTGGCTATCATCAGGCCGGTAAGCAGTTCGATCTGTTCGTGTTCAAGTCGTCCGGCACCAAGCTCGGTACTGGTCCTGCATGGGCATCGGACAATTCTCGCGGCACTGGTGCTGGTACTACCGAGATCGAGTTCTTCAAAGGCCACTGGCGCAACAAGAACGCGATCACTCTACGTTACGGCTCTGCGACCGGAAACACTGTGTCGATACCTGCTCGTCAGGCGACCTTTGTTGGCTCGTTCCGTGCGACGTTCGATGGCGTAGCTACCGACACTATTCTGCGACGCCTGTTGTCGAACGCTTACAATCCCACTCCGCGCTTCCTGTTCGCGAACGCAGAGACGCTGGGTACTACGTGGAATTACACGATCCTCACGTGGCGGCAGGTCAACGCGAACCCACTGAACAAGATCGAGCTTCTACAGTGTCTGTCTGGTGGTCCTCTTGAGAGCACCGCGATCTCGTCTGCTGCGCACTCTATCGGCAACGCAACGAAGTACGTCGGCATCGGCGTCAACTCCATCACTACGAACAGTGGCAAGGATGGATTGATCGCGACGACCGGCGCGGGACTACTCGCGCAAGGCTTCTCGAACTACGCGGCTCCCGCGCAGCTTGGCTACACCTATCTGGCGTGGCTCGAAATCTCTGCGGCTTCTGGCACCACGTCTTGGTACGCGGGCGATGTCGCGGCTGCCTCTGTGTTCTCGAACGGCATCCGTGGCAAGATTTGGAATTAGTGAATGTACGTACTAAGCGGTAGTCCTGATCCGTACTTCATGCCGGAGACGGACGATCCGAACAACGCATGGGGCCGCACGTCGTATCGTGCACCCGTACTACCGCAAGCAATTCAAGCTGGCGAGACTACGTTGGTCTGGTTGGCGTTAGGTCAATCGACCACTGCTAACCATGATCAGGTTGGGTACACTGCGACTAGCAGCAAGGTGCACAACTTCAATCCGCACGATGGTGCGATCTACAAGGGTGACGCACCGCTTCTCGGTTGCTCCGGTCTCAGTGGAAACTGGATGCCGCGATGCGCCGACAAGATGATTGCTGCTGGCATGTGCCAGCGTGTGATCATGGTGCCTCCTGCGGTTGGTGGTACGATCATTAGCCAGTGGCGTCCGCAGGGCGGTATCCTCTGGCAGCGCGTGCTCGCAGTCAAAGCGCGTCTCGACAACAAGGGTCTCACTCCGAACTTCATCACCTGGATGCAGGGCGAGAGCGATCAGGTTGTCGCTACTACACAGGCTGCCTACGCAGCAGGACTTGCAGACCTCATCGCAGGTCTGCGTGCACTGTGGCCGGGTATCGTGATCTTCATTTCGCAGACCACGTACAACGGCACCACGTCATACGCTCCTGTGCGTGCGGCTCAGGCCGCTGCGATCAACGTGCCTAACGGCATCATCGCCGGACCCGATACAGATGCTCTGAACGATCCTTCGTATCGCTTCGGCGCGCATTGGTCTGCGATAGGTTCAGACCTCTGCGCTAGCGCGTGGAAGACTTCAATCGACACTGTGTTCTAATTCAACGGAGGCTGCTGTGCAGACCAACGACTACATGGCCGCAGCAGCCTCATACGTTGCTGCGCTGTTGGCTCTATTCGTAGAGCACTCGAATACGATCATTCAGATTATGGGCTTCATCCTTTTGGTTGCACGTCTCGTGCACGAAGTCCCGCGCGCATATAACTCCATCAGGAAGTGGTTCAGTGACTAAGGGTCCGGCTACTGAAGGACGGCTTGGCGACCTGCATAACAGGATCGCTGAAGTAATGATTACCGCCCTCGATCAAGTCGAGAAGGCACAAGAAGTATTTGAAGCTACGGACGTTGAAGTCCTAGCTGACAAAGGCATCAAGGCACCGGAGCTTAATCCGGCGCTGCTCTCCGTGATGGTACGCTTCCTCGACGCGAACAAGGTTACTTGTGCGCCTGAGGCTGGCAACAGCATGGGCGAGCTTGAACAACGATTGGCCGAGAAGGCTAAGAAGAGACGTACCGTTGGGAACGTCTCGTATTTGACTGACGAGTGAATTTATCAGGCGCACACACATAAGCACCATAGGGGCTACAGTGTGCGCCTCAGTAAATCCATAACGTGAAAGGACAGCCTTGGCTGTACGAGAGACTACCGAACAGGCTCTCGAACGTTGGCATGAACTAGAGCTTCTTCAGAAGCACTATGCGAACTTCGAGGACTTCCTCGTGGATGTCATCGAAGACCTCATGGGCTTCATCTGTACTGAAGTGCAGATCGACATCGGACAATATATCGCGCACGGCCCGAAGTACCGAATGGTGCAGGCGCAGCGCGGACAGGCAAAGACAACGATCACCGCTGCGTATGCAGTGTGGCGCTTCATCCACGATCCAACTACCCGCGTGCTGATCTTGTCGGCCGGTGATACTCAGGCAACTGAGATCGCGAACTGGGTTATTCAGATCATCAACGGTATGCCTGAGTTGGCGTGCCTGCGACCGGACAGAAGCAACGGCGACCGCGCATCGGTTGAAGCATTCGACATTCACTACAGTCTGAAGGGGCCTGAGAAGTCTCCATCACTCGCGTGCGTCGGTATCACTTCGAACATGCAGGGTAAGCGAGCCGACCTTCTGATCGCTGACGACATCGAGAGCCAGAAGAACAGTCAGACGCAGCATCAGCGTGCACGCCTTGTGCATCTTACGCTCGACTTCGCGTCCATCTGTTCTACAGGTGACATCGTGTATCTCGGTACGCCGCAGAGCATCGACAGTCTGTACAACGGATTGCCTGGACGTGGCTACGACATCCGCATCTGGCCGGGACGATACCCGACCGATGAAGAGTTGCCGGGCTACGGTACGTATCTCGCGCCATTCATTCGCAAGCGTCTCACGAAGGCGCTGCAAACTGGCGGCGGTCCTACCGGCGAACGCGGTCAACCTGTTGATCCTGTCCTGCTCGGTGAAGACATCCTGATCAAGAAGGAGATCGATCAGGGGCCAGCGTACTTCCAGCTTCAGCACATGCTGAGCACTACGCTGTCCGATGCGATGCGCTTCCCGCTGAAGCTCGCGAACCTGCGCGTCCTCGCGTACGACCGCGAACAGATGCGTGCACCTATGACGATCAACTTCGCTCGCACAGACGACGCTATTGTCACGATGCCTTCCGGCTTCCCTGTCAAGGATCGCCTGTACCGCGTCAAGTCGGCAGAGGACTTCGGTGAGATCACCGGCTGGCATATGTACGTTGACCCGGCCGGTGGCGGCCAGAACGGCGACGAGCTTGCTTACGCGATCACTGGCCTATGCGCCGGGCGTGTGCTGCTTGCAGCCGTTGGCGGTATGCCTGGCGGCTACGCTGATGCGCAACTCGACTGGCTAACGTCTATCGCTGTGAGGTGGAAGCCGCGCACAATCGACATCGAGAAGAACTTCGGCAACGGCGCTCTCTCGTCTGCGTGGCAACCTCGCCTACTCAAAGCACTCCGCGACGTGAACCATTCAGTTGGTATCGAGGACGTGTGGGAGAGCGGACAGAAGGAGCTACGCATCATCGACGTGCTTGAGCCTATGATCGGCGCAGGCAAATTCATCGTGCATGAAGACCTGATCTATGACGACTGGGCTGCATGTCAGCAGTACGCTGCCGACCTACGCAGCACGTACAGTTGGCTATGGCAGATGTCGCGCATCACGCGCGATCCCAAGTCACTGATCCATGATGACCGTCTCGACGCTATCGCTGGCTCTGCAAGGCACTGGGTTGAACTCATTGCTATGGACGAAGACAAGTCCAAGGCTATCGCCAAGACTGAAGCGTACCGCAAGCTCATGTCGAACCCACTAGGGGACGGTCGCAAGCTACCCGGCACCTTTGGCAAACAATTCCGTGCACCTAACGCACTGGACAAATTCACTCGCGGTCGCTTCTGACCGTACAAGGAAGAACATGGCTACTGAAAAGAAAGCTGCCCCTACGGTCTCTGCGAACCCGGCACTCGTCGAGTTCCCGCGTGACGAATGGGGCTTCACTACTGAACTGCGTAAGGCTGGTATCCAGGCTGCTCAGCGCATTCGCGGCAACGAAGAGAAGCACAAGCTCTACATCGAGACTATCAAGATACTCGTGCAGCACGCTCTCGCGCGCTTCGAGGGCGATGCTGCGGCGCTGATCGCCGAGATCGCCGCTATCGCTGAACGCGATGCCTCGGCTCTGCATAGGCAGGTCGGGCACGTTACCCCGGCTACTGCTTCCGCCGACGAGAAGCCCGCTGAATAAGCGAACGGGGAACAGCCAGTTAAGGCTGCTCCCCGCTCATGCGCCCCAGTAAGACCTCGCGGTCAGTACAGGCGCTGTATCTACGTGGACTACCACGCAACCCTTACGGGAAGCTTACACCACACGGGTTCCACAAGTGCAACCCATCATTTAAGTAAGGATAAACTATGTCGATCTTCGAAAATTCCTCCACCCGCGTGACCCGTCGTCGGCGTGTGCGGTCGCAGGGCGCGGCCTTCACCATTGACGTTCCCGCGAACTGCGCGGTCTCCAAGTTCTACATCCGCAACAACACTGCGAACGCCATCACTGGCGGTCTGAAGATTGGTACTACTCTCGGCGGCACTGACATCGTGGCTGCTCAGCCGATCAGCGCCTCGAACCTATACTTTGTCAATCCGACTACCCCGGCGATCAACACCGCTGGTGTCCGTACTCTGTACTTCGATGCAGTGACCGCCTGGAACGCCGCCGTCATCGACCTCGTTGTCGAATACGTCGAGCTGAGCTAAGCACTGAGTTAATGGCCGGGAGCAATCCCGGCCTACACTCTGTACACTATGAGCGTCAATCAATTCCGTAAAGGGCTCCGTGGTGTCAGTAAGCAAGCATTGATCGGCGTAGAGCCTCGTGAACTCCTGCTGCTGACCTCTACCGATGCCAACACAATCTACGTGAACCGTCCGTCCTCTCACGGCACAGCTTGGTCCGCTCGTATGCAGCGTAACCTCGGCGGCTCTGACTCCACGGACCTCGGTGATCCTCACGCTAACTTCAGGCGCACCGGCAGCTACGAGCTACCTTCAGTAACCTCTGACCCTACCGCACCACTGTATACTCTCGGTGCGGACATCGGAGCGTTCGATTACGCGCTACAGGAGACTACCACCGGCCTTACAGGCGGCTCGTACCACGGCGGAGCTGTCCCTGTGTTCGAGAACTGGTACGCTGACGATGTTCTAGTCGATCCGCTATCCGGTACTCTACGGGCTAAGGTGTTCAAGTTCGCCAATCAGGTCACTATCACCTATGGGCCGGGCATTACCGCCTTGGTTGACTACCTGCTGACGTTCAATGCCGATGGTACCTTGTACGAGGACACTACTGTGACCTCTACTGCGGCCTTCGCGAACACCGCGTACATCCATATGGAGATCGTTGCGTATGCCTTCACTCAGGCTATCGCGGACGGCGGCGCACCAACTGACATATCGGCTATCACAGATCACGCCTTCGGTACTACCGGAGACCTCAAGCTACTCAATCCGAGTACAGGTCATAGCGTACGCGTCGTCACTGATGCGAACCTAGTGCCCGGCTACAAGGACACGCTGATCCGCACTACAGCCGACCGGCAGAAGTTCTACTTTCATCAGGGCTCAACGGCAGGCGCTGCGTGGGGCACTAAGCGTGCTCGGCGTACAATCAGCTTCGCCAAGTCCTAGGCCGTCTAGGAGACTCGCCTGTGCGTCCGATTTCTCCCGGTCCCTTCACAGGGGGCGGGTTGATTTAACGCACAGGCGGACTCGGCTAGCTGTTCTTGCGGTCTCTAAAGCAGACCAGAAGGAATACACCCACGGCGACACCCAGGATCGCGAGGGACAACCCGATATTCTCAAATCCAAGTCCGTTCATGGCGGATCGGTAGCACAGGTTGCTCATCGGGAAAACGACGGAATTTTTCGTGGGGGCATCTAACATAGACCCGACGCGAGTTTCCCCCGTAGGCCCTCGGCTAATAGCCTTGCTATAAGATCGTATTAGCATCTGATTTGCAATCCGTAGGGTAATCCGTAGCCAGCCTAGTGTCGGTCTAGGTGCCGGGTATGCTACTTAGTCTTATCATCCTCTAACCATTCCTTGGCAGTACGTTCAGCATGCGGGTCGCCAGCTTCTCCGAAGTTAATCCACATAGTCCGCCCGATATACCCAACGATACTACCGCGTACCGTGTAGCGTATGGACCGTTTACCAGTTGGCTGTTCCGTATTCATAGCTAAGCTATAGCATGTAGCTAATCCCAGTGTCAACTAGGGCAACAGCAATCGTAAGCGTGAGCATCTGTCTTTGTCGCTGTCTTTTGCTCTCGATGATGCTCATAGCTCCTAATCATAGTTATAGCTCAGCTAGTAGCTAGCTCGAACCTGATCCTAGCTAGGCTAGGCCATTCCCTCCCTATTTGGAGATACATATCGATACCTAGCTTTAGGGTATCGGTATAAGAAGATTATATAATAATATCATATAGTTAGATACTAGTACTCTGAATAGATACTACTAGTATGTATATATCTAGCTACTGAATTAGGTACGGATCAGTAGTACAGAACTAGCTACTCATACTAGATAACATACTGATATATATACAATATCTCTGCGCAGTCATTAAGCCGGAATGGCTGAATTAGATCATTCTACGTAGTATCGTACAGATACAGCACAGAGAATGTTCTGTAGTAAGATCAATCAGATAACTGCATATCATCCTACTGATCCAAAATACTGGTATCGGTACGGATGAAACGTGCTATTGTTCGGTTGTCGCAGCGATGCGGCGGGACTGACAGACTGCTTCGGCGACTTGTCCTTACCTGCTTCATAAGCCAGCGATAGCTACAGACTGGAATACATAGGCTGCACTAGCCTCAATAGTGACGGATTGCAGAACGAAACAATGGCTGCACTTGTGAGTGACTAGCAGGGGAATAACCGCTTAGGTAGCGCGTGAGCCATACGAGGTTGGCGCTACTGTTTGAACCGGATAAGCCGCGCGAAGTCCGATGCCTTGAGGCACCACTAGTATTTGCTGATCTATGGAACCATACCGTTCCGAATGATTAGCGCGTGATTAGTGCACTGTGAGCCGCATAGGCGTTCCATCTTGGATGGCACAGAGTAAGACACTGATTGAATGCGCGCTATCGCTAGGTGCAACGGGGAGCAGGCCGAAAGTCAGCAAGGTAACACACAAGCGCACTAGCTATCGCAACAGCCAAGCTTGCTAGTGGTGTGTACCAGTTAATTGCACTCTCTTTCAGCGTCATGACTGCTAGGCTTAGGCGCGGACACGCTACACACAAACGTAGAGCGGGTTTCATCTAAGCTATCTGCACGATTAGAGCGGGTTAGAGACCGGCACTAACTTCATAATTACGCAAATTGCATGGGCCAGCTAGGCACTGTGGAACGTAGGGATACGCACCACGCTACAAGTGTGCCTAGTTGGTTATGCGAGCACAGAGCACGTAAGAACTACGTGAGAACGTTAGTAGTCCCGGCGTGAACGGACCAAAGCGGGTCGAGAGTAGGCACGTTGAGAATGCACGGATGTAATGCGTTCTCTATTGGAAGCCTCTGTGCTCACACAACCAACTAGTGAGCAAGGCAATGGATTACACTAAGCGCTTAATACGAGCGTCGGGCTTCGTTTTCGTACTGGTATCGCTCGGCGGACTAGTCGTTACGTGGAACGGCTCAACTTCACTCATTGGCACGATTGCAATCAGCGTTGCGTGCGCTGCCTTCTGTGTGAGGCGCGCATGATGACGCTGCATGAGGCGCATCTGCGTCTGCAACAGAACGGCATGCGTATGACAGGCCGGTATCGCGATTGGACGATTAACTTCGTTGAGGATCGCGACAACCGCCACGCGTATCACACTGACGACCTTGAGGACGCTGTTCTCATGGGCGGCACCATGCGCCGCAAGCGTCGCGATGCACAGGCCGCTCGCTACGCCTTCGCCTAACCCGACCTAGCGGTATCTAGGATCACCAGCCGACGCCATCAGTGCGTTTAAATCGAGAGGACGATAAGTCATGACCAAAGCTGCCAACGCCGTCACTGCGCCCGCTCTGAAGCTCACGACCGACGTGAAAAAGATCGAGGCGATGCTGACATCAATCCACCGGCGCGGCCTGACGCTTCAGGATGATATTCATCTGGCGCTGTGCTCCGTGCTTCAGCACGTCGGCAAGCACGCTGATACCCGGCTGATCGATACCGCGATGGCTGCGCTTCCTGATATGGTGCGCAAGCAAGCCGTGCAGAAGTGGTTCACCGCGTTCGGCCCGGTTGAGTTCGATGGCGACGACGTGATGCTCGTCAAGGGCAAGGCGACGAAGCTCGGTGACGCTATGGCCATGCCGTTCTACAAGTTCAATCCGAAGCTCGACTATGTGGCGCTTACGGATGAAGACATCGCTGGCATGATCGAGAAGCTGGCGAAGCGTCTGAAGACGGACGCGAAGAAGACGCAGCGCGATCACTCGGCCATGATCCACGCTCTCACAAAGATCAAGCCCGCGAACACTCTCGCGGCCTAACTCTCAGCCGGTATCGGCTGTGACCTAACCACGCGATTACTCGGTTTCGAGGACACGCGTGTCCCTCCGATCAACTAAGCCGCGCTCAGCAATGGGCGCGGCCTTTTTGTGTTTGTGAGAACGCTCGTAGCGAGCGTTGCCACAAGCTCATTGTGAGCTTTCATAGGGGAAGATCATGCTGAATACGTACGTGAACCATCGTGACGCGATGACCGTAATCATCGCCGATTTGCGCAACGGTCGCATCATTGAAGCGATCAAGCATCACCGCGCGCTGTACGGTACCGGCCTGAAGGAAAGCAAAGACGCCGTGGAGACGATCCGCGACGCCATCGGCCTGATGCCGCGCAATGCGGATGTCCGTGTGTTCTCGCGTGTCATCGGTGCTAACGGGTACACCGCGCTGGCGGCCGACGACTTGCTTGATGCGAACCGCATTGCGGCGAACATCGTCGCTTCTCGCGAAGAGACGCTTGTTGTGCGCGTCCTGTCAAAGACGGTCGTGGCAAAGACTATGGGTGCCGCGTAACCAATTCACCTACGCATAGGGCGCAGGCTGTTCAGTCAGTCTGCGCCCTTGTTGCGTTCTGCGAGCGCTCACCATCCTCACACATAGCAATCAAGTCCGGCTGTATACGCCGGTAGATGCCAAATCGGATGACGTTGAGCGCTCACACAACGCAATAGGAGTAACTGCAATGCCTGACGTTGGTATCTCGTTGGAAGCACTGCTTGTGCTTCTGTTCTTCGTGTTCGCAATACCGTTCACAAGCTGCGCGATGTTCATCGGTAGCGGCCTGATCCGTGGCTATCGCATTCGCAGAGCGCATCAGCGCTTCGCTCGTGCTTATGAGCGGAGGCTGTTCTCGTGAGCGTCACTGAACAACTTGAAGCTCTGATCGACGCGCACGGTCTAACGCACATCGTAACAGGCTTGGTGCTCGTGTGCT